TTATTAATCAATTACTTAACTTTTGATACAAATGGCAGAACGTGGCGCACCTGAAGGCAATAAAAATTCTGTGAAAGGAAAACTCTTTCATGGAGAATTGCGTAAAATTTTAGTGCAAGATGATCAGCGTAAATTGCGTAAAATTGCAGAAAATTTAGTTAAGGCTGCCGAGGAATCAGAGGCATGGGCAATTAAAGAGATAATGGATCGCATGGATGGTAAGGCCATTCAGTCCACAGATATTACGACTGATGGCCAAGTAGTTAACAGTATTCATGTTGCATTTGTAAAGCCAAATGAGTGAAGTTGATGGAGCAATAGCCAAGGCTGAATTCCCATTTAAGATGTCGACCTTGTTCGACAAATCACGTTACAAGGTTTACTGGGGTGGTCGAGGTGCAGGCAAATCTCATTCAGTAGCTAAAGCATTATTAATTTTAGGTGCTAAGTCACCGATTCGCATCTTATGTGCCAGGGAATACATGACATCGATGCGTGATTCGGTGCATAAATTATTAAGTGATCAGATAGAATTATTGGGATTAGAATCCTTTTATGAAATTCTACAATCCAATATCAAGGGCAAGAATGGCACAGAATTTAGTTTTGTCGGCCTTAAAAACAATACTGCTAATATCAAATCATATGAAGGTGTGGATTATTGTTGGATAGAGGAAGCACAGTCTGTTACCAAATCCTCATGGAATATTCTCATTCCAACCATCCGAAAAGAAAACTCTGAGATATGGGTGACATTCAACCCAGAACTTGAAACCGATGAAACTTTTCAGCGTTTTGTGCAACATCCACCTGAGAACGCAATTATTCAAAAGATTAACTGGTCAGATAATCCTTGGTTTCCGGAAACTTTGAACCTTGAGCGCATCTCACTCAAGAATCGTGATCCTGAATCCTACAATACAGTTTGGGAAGGAATGTGCCGAGTTACTGTTGATGGTGCTATTTTTGCCAAGGAGATGCAACAGGCTGAGATGGATAACCGAATCACTAGAGTGCCATACGATGCCATTAAGCCAGTTCATGCAGTCTTTGATTTGGGCTGGGCTGACCATACTGCGATATGGTTTGTGCAGTTTATTGGGTTAGAAATCCGATTAATTCGATATATGCAGGCCAATCAACAGACGATTAGTTGGTATTTGGCTGAGATGCAAAAGTTTGGTTATCACTTTGATACGCTGTGGCTGCCACATGATGCAGCTGCTAAATCATTAGGATCAGGGCGATCGATCGAGGAGATTGTGCGTAGTGCTGGATATAAAGTGCAGATACTGCCAAGAGTGCCGGTGACTGATTCCATTAATGCAGCCAGAACTATTTTTAATAAATGCGTGTTTGATCGTGAGAACTGTGGCGATGGCCTGCAATGTCTAAGGCATTATCGGTATGATGTTGATGAGAGTGGCGCATGGTCACAGAAACCATTGCATGACCAATATTCCCATGGTGCTGATGCATTTAGGATGCTAGGTCTTTTAGTTAATGAGCCAAAGAAAACAGTAAAAAGACCAGTTAATATTGAACGTGGCTCATGGATGAGTTAAAATTGCAAAAATTACAAGGGTAAATTATGGCCGAAGAAATCATAGAGCAAGATGACAGAATCTATCAAGCGATGGAATTTTTACGTCAGGTGAATGATGTAGATTCAAATAATCGTGCTGAAGCTCTTGATGATGTGCGTTTCTCTAATGGTGATCAATGGCCTGTTGACGTGCAAAACAGTCGTTTACTTGAAGCCAGACCATGTCTAACCATTAATAAAGTCGATGCGTATTGCCGACAGATTGTCAATCAAATTCGTGAACAAAGACCTAGAATTAAAGCTCATGGCATGAATACTCAAACGGATGAAAAGCAGGCACAAATCATTACTGGGATGTGCCGACACATTGAATTACAGTCCGATGCCGACCAGGCTTATATTAATGCAGTCGATTATGCGGTTCGCATGGGCTGGGGATATATCCGAGTCCATACCGATTATGTGAAGGATGATAGTTTTGACCAAGAGATTTATATTCGACCAATTGAAAATCCTTTTACTGTGTATTTTGATCCCAATTCCATCATGGCTGATGGATCTGATGCCGAGCGCTGCCTTATCACTACCTTAATGAGTAAAAAGGCATTTAGTGCCATGTACCCTGATGCTGAAGTAGATCAAGGGTTTGTCAGTCGAGGGACTGGCGATGTCATTGGCGATTGGGTGCAAAAGGAAGAAATCAGAATTGCCGAATATTGGTATTCAGTCAGAGAATCTGTAGAGTTAATGCAGTTATCAGATGGCTCAAGCATCTACGCTGATGAAGTTGATAAAAAGTTAATGGAAAAATTAGGCGTTGAAGTTATTAATAGAAGGCCTACAGTTCGTAAAAAGATTAAATGGGCTAAAGTAACTGCCATGCAAGTGTTAGAAGAAGGCGATTGGGCAGGTCGTTATTTGCCGATTATTCCTGTTTATGGTCAAAGCACCATTGTCCAAGGTAAACATAAGCGTTTTGGCTTAGTTAGAATGGCTAAAGATCCGCAAAGGATGTATAACTATTGGTCAACTGCTCTGACTGAAACTGTCGCACTTGCACCTAAAGCAAAATGGATATTGGCTGAAGGACAGGATGAAGGGCATGAGCAAGAATGGGCTGATGCCAACAATGCAAGTAAGCCATATCTGCGTTATAAACAAACTGACATCGATGGCAGACCAGCTCCACCACCAGTAAGACAATCACCTGAACAACCTCCTACTGGAGTAATGGCTGCAATGCAGTCAATGAATTTAGATTTACAAGCAGTCATCGGTATTTACGATCCAAATCAGTTACCCCAAGGCATTCAATCCGGTAAAGCAATCCAAGGTCAGCAGATGCAAGCTGACATGACTAATATGCACTATTACGACAACTTAACTCGCAGTATTCGACAAGTTGGTAGAGTAATACTTGATTTAATCCCTCATATTTATGACACAGAACGTGCCATGCGTATTATTGGTGACGATGGTAAGCCTGAGATTATGACGATTAATGAACGCAAGATGGATGAATCTGGCATTGAGCGTATTTTGAACGACATGAGCGTAGGTGAATATGACATTGTGATGGATACCGGACCAGGCTATAACTCCAAACGTCAAGAATCTGTTGAGGCCATGATGGCATTATTCCAAGCAGAGCCATCACTTGTACAAGTCGCTGGTGATTTATTGGTCAGAAATATGGATTTCCCTGGTGCTGACATCATTGCTGATCGCATGGCAGTTAATAACCCATTGGCTCAAATTGATGATATGTCGGATATTCCACCAGCCATCCAAATGAAGCTCAAGCAAGGTGAAGCACAGGTTCAGCAATTAACTCAGCAATTACAACAGGCTCAAATGATGATGCAACAGCGTCAAGATATTGAGCAAGTCAAGCAAGATAATGAAACCAAGCGTGAACTCATGCGTCAGACTACTAAGGGCCACGATACTGAGATGCGTGTTCAGACTGCAATGCAAGAAACTGTGGTCAAGACTGAAACGCAAAAAGAAATTGAGCAAATGAAGGCGCAATTAGCACTTTTATTGGCAAATATGAATAGAACATCAGCTAGAGAAGCAGAGGCAGAGGCTGTTGAACGTGGAATTTAATATTGTCAATAATTATTTAAAGTAATAAGATTCAAACGTACCGATTCGTTTAATCGGAAAATACTGAGGAGCTTCGAAAGATGGCCAATGTTTTAACAAGTGAAAATAGTACCGAGTTTTACGCAAATAAATTAGGTTTAGCTGAAGATTCTCCGACTGAGGCTGTGGAAAACACAGAGCCAGTAGATGAAATTAAACAGAGTGAGCCGGAAGTTGTCGAGAACGAGGAAAAAGTAGTAACAGAAGAACCAAAACCTAAAGTAAAGATGCGTTTTGATGAAGTCACAAAACAACGTGACCTTGCTAAACAGGAAGCTGAACAAGCAAGAATCAGAACACAAGAATTAGAGCAAGAGTTAAAAGCGATTAAATCTCAGGCTGTTCCAAAAGAGCAGAGCAGAGATGAGAAACCAAGACCAGATCAATTTGTGGATGCGTTTGAATACGCTGAAGCATTGGCTGATTGGAGTGCTGAAAACGCTGTAATGAGAGCAAGGCAAGAAGATGTAGAAAAAATGAAACAAGCGGAACGTGCCAAAGTTATTGATACTTGGAACAAGAAACTTGAAGCGACTAAATCTGAATTGCCTGATTTTGATGATATGGTAGCTTCCTCTGATGTAGTGGTAAGCGATCAAGTGAGAGATGCGATTTTAGAATCAGATGTTGGTCCTAGAATTCTTTATCATTTGGCTGAAAACCAAGAACTAGCAGAAAAAATATCTAAATCAAGTCTAATTACTGCTTTAAGAGAAATAGGTAAATTAGAGGCAAAGTTTGAAAAGACTGAACCTGTTAAATCTGTTGCCCAGAAGTCCAAAGCACCTGCCCCGATTAGTCCAATCAAAGCTGGTACGAGTGAACAAGCCATCATTACTGATACAGATAAGATGACTTACTCGCAGTACAAAGCAATGAGACAAGCTAAAAGGATTAGGTAAAAACTTAATTTATTTTATAGAAAGGTAATATCATGGCAAATAACTTGCTAACCATTAGTAAGATTACTAATGAAGCACTCATGGTGCTAGAAAACGAGTTGACATTTTCGAGCGAAGTCGATCGCTCATATGATGATCAATTTTCTGTCGTTGGAGGCAAGATTGGTAACACGGTAAATGTAAGACGACCTGGAAGGTTCGTAGGTGCAACAGGCCCCCAGTTAGTAGTTGAAGATTTCAACGAATCCTCAGTTCCTGTTACTTTGACAACTCAGTTCCAAGTATCAACTCAGTTTACAACTCAAGATTTAGCACTGTCTTTAGATATGTTCTCTGATCGTGTATTGAAGCCGGCTGTGGCTGCAATTGCAAACAAAATTGACAGAGATGGTCTAGCAATGGCTACCCTTAATACTGCGAATATCGTAGGTGTTGCTGGTACTCCTCCAACTGGGTTGATTACTTATCTAACTGCTGGTGCTTACCTTGATTCTGAAGGAGCTCCTAGAGATGGTAGACGTGCTTGTATCGTTGAGCCATTCACATCTGCTACTATTGTTGATTCTTTAAAAGGTCTATTTGTACCTCAAGAAGCAATTGGCGAACAGTATAGAAAAGGGCTTATGGGCCGCGATTCTGCTGGGGTAAACTGGAAATTAGATCAAAACGTTCAGTCTCAAGTATTCGGTAACAACAGCACAACTACTGTGACTGCATCTGTAGCGACTACAACTGCAACTGGTTTCTTAACAAGTGGCTGGGCATCAAGCTCAACAATCACTTTGACTGCTGCCAATACTGGTAACTTAGTATTAAATGCCGGTGATACATTTACTATCGCTGGTGTTTATGCAGTTAACCCACAAAACAGACAGGCTTATGGATCTAACAAGCTCCGTAACTTTGTAGTTAAATCTGCTGTAACGATTGGCTCAGGTTCAAGCGTTTCTGTAACTGTATCTCCTGCGGTAATTACTGCCGGTCAGTTCCAAAACGTATCGATTCCAACTCCATCAGCTTCAGCAGCGGTAACTCAGTTCAATTCAACTGGTGCGGTTTCTCCACAAAACTTTATGTTCCATCGCAATTCTTTTGCGCTCGTAATGGCAGATTTAGAATTGCCAGAAGGTGTCCATTTTGCGGGCAGGGCTTCTGATAAAGAGATCGGTATGTCTTGCCGTATTGTGAGGCAGTACACAATTAACAATGATTCTATTCCTACTCGTTTAGATGTATTGTATGGTTGGGCCCCTCTCTATCCTGAACTCGCTTGCCGTATTGCAGCTTAATTTTAAGGAGAAAATAAAATGTCTAATCCAGGACCAGCAACAACCGTAACGATTCACCCAAGCAATTTGGCAACAAACCAAGCAATTCGTTTGTTGGCAGTCGCAACAGGTGTAAACGTCAACGCAACAGGTGATCAGGTAGTATTGCCTATCATCAACTCTACTAACTACTCTGTTTCTAACGTAGTATTTACCAACGCATCAACTTCCCTCACAACAGCCGCAGCAGGTCTATTTACTGCTCCATCTGCCGGTGGAACTGGTGTTGTTGCTAATGCTGCTTTATCCGCATTAACAGGCTCAACAGTAGTAAGCCAGAGAACTGTTGCATCAACAGCAATCCAATCAGGTCAAAATTTATACCTCAACGTAGGAACTGCACAAGGTGCAGCGGCTACAATGGACGTATACGTTTATGGCTATGATTTCAGCACTTACTCTTAATTGAGCATAAAAAACCCCTTTAATTAGGGGTTTTTTATTACTTGTTTTATAATTAAAGTTACTTCTTATAAAGGAATAATCATGCCATCTACAACAATCACTCGTGGTAATGTTTTATCCACGACTTTCATTGGACCATCTTTAACACCTGTTGCAGTAGCGTCTTATACTTCAGCAGCACAAAATTTTAATATCGCAGGCTTACAAACTACTGACCAAGTTATCGCAGTTGGTTTAAATGGTAATCAAACAGCAGGTATTATTATTGCTGAATGCGATGTATTGACTGCCGGTGTTTTAACAGTTCAGTTTGCGAATACAACAAATGCTTCAGTTACACCTGCTGCGGGAACTTATGTCTTTGCAGTAACAAGAACTGATGGACCTTTACCTCTAAATATGGTTTAAATTATGGCTAACGTATCTGCATATCGTTTTGTAGGACCTACGACTGCGATTGCAGTTACAGGCACTTCTTCCACATCAGTGACCATCACTCCCAATGGTAATGATCAAGTTAACTTTTGTGGATTCTTAAATACCTCTGCAAATCCTGTGGCAATTACGATTGCTTCGGCCATTGCAGGTACAACCACAACTGCTAATCCTGCGGTATTACCGACTGGTGGCAATACAAGCCAAAGTTTTGTGTTAGGTGTCAGCATGAGTCAGCCAACAGTTATTGCAGTTCCACCAAGTTTTGCAATTACTGCTATTGGTACATCAGGAACAACGCTTTATGTAATGCCAATGGTAGATCAAAACTAAGGAGTTTTTATGCCTGGTCCGGCTTTAACAGTAGATCAAAATATACTGCCAGTTCAAGCATACTTTAACCTTGATGGCACGTTTAATACCTTTATTGGTCAAGGTCAGCCATTCGTAATTACTGCGACTGAATCGATTGGCATTGTAAATTCAAGTGTCAATGCAACGCTTTACCCTACCTTTACAAGTGCAACAAGTGGTCAAGTAACAGGTTTAGCGATTGCTTCACCAAGTTTGACATGGAATCCAGGCACAGGAGTATTTTCAGCTCCTACATTCTTTGGCACACTTAATGGAACTGCTAATACTGCTAATAATTTAAGTGGTGGTGGTGCTGGGCAGATTGTTTATCAAAATGCTTTAGGCTCAACTGCTTATTTATCAGCAGGATCAACAGGTCAATTCTTATTAAGTAATGGTACATCAGCACCATCTTGGTCAACTGTTGCAACTTCAGTAACAATTTCTGATCAAACTACTGATACTGCGACTTATTACCCTTTATTTTATAGTGCGACCTCTGGATCAACCAATACTGTTGAAACTTCCTCTACTAAACTACAATATCAGCCATCAACAGGCACATTCAAAGCAACCTTATTTAGTGGCTCTGGAGCATCTTTAACGAATATTCCTAATGGTGCATTAACGAATAGCTCGGTAACAATAGGTAGCACAAATATTGCTTTGGGTGGCACTTCTACAACATTAGCCGGACTTACTTCTGTAACTGCCACAAGTTTTATTGGTGCATTAACCGGCAATGCGGACACTGCAACTACTTCAACCAATGCTACTAATTCAGCAATTACTGACAATACTAGCTCATCAGCGACTTGGTATCCTACTTTGGTGGCCTCAACTAGTGGCAATCAAGCATTAACCTCATCTTCAACGAAGTTATCGTTTCAACCTAGCACTTCCACATTGACTGCAAGTATCTTTAATGGTGCAGCCAATAATATTAGTGGTGGTGCAGTAAATCGTATTCCGGTGCAGTCCGCTGCGAGTACAACAACTTTTATTATTGCTCCTACTACTGCATCAACTGTATTGAGTTGGTCAGGTAGTGCCTTTACATGGGTGGGCATTGGTGGATCAACAATGGTTTATCCAGCAGCCGGTATTCCTAATTCAACTGGCACAGCCTGGACAACATCCTATTCAACCACAGGATCAGGCACAGTAGTGGCATTGGCTACTTCGCCAGTCTTTGTTACACCAACTTTAGGGGTGGCAACTGCAACCTCATTGGCTGCGACAACAATTACTGAAAATAGTTATGCTATTGTTTCACAGGCAGACATTGGAACAAGAGCAAACCAAATACCTCTGAATCAGTATCTAGGAACAATGGCTTGGCAAGATGCGAAGGCAGTAAGACTAGGTGGTGATGCAGTTATTAATACGCTGACAGTAGGCTTAGGTAATGGCTCTGTGGCTACAAATACTGTTAATGGGTATCAAGCATTATTGGCAAATACGACAGGATTTAATAATCTTGCAAATGGTTATCAAGCATTAAATAAAAACACAACAGGTACAAGTAATGTTGGGAATGGTTATCAAGCAGGATTCAATAATCTGACAGGAAATTACAGCACATTTATTGGAGCTTTTGCAGGATATACATATAATGGTTCTGGTGCTACTGCTAACACACTTGTGGGATACAGGGCAGGATATTCAACAACAGGATACGGAAATACTTTTATTGGTGCAAATTTTGCTGGAACAGGTGCTGGAGAAGCAGTTACATCAGGTTCACAAAATACTATTTTAGGTGCATACACAGGTTCGGCAGCGCCAATATCAGCCACAGGTTCTAATTATGTAGTTTTAGCTGATGGTGGTGGTAATGTCAGTCAATATTGGAACAACACTACTAAATCAACAGTATTTACAGGTGTAACACAAACTACAGGCTATACAGTAGCAACATTACCAACAGGAGTTACAGGCATGAGAGCCTATGTAACTAACGCTTTAGCACCTACTTATGGGAATACTGTAGTAGGTGGTGGTTCAGTAACAATTCCTGTCTTCTATAACGGAACTAACTGGATTGTCGGATGATTTATATTCTTACTCTTACATTCTTTATTCTCCAATTACTTGATTGGTATACAACTCGCACTATCTTAAAAAATGGTGGCTATGAGCAGAATCCTGTTATGGCATTTGTCTTTAAATATGTCAATGTTGATGTGGCTTTATGTCATAAAACAATTACTTTATCAATACTAGGTTATTTCATTGGTTTAGCATTGCCAATCTGTTTAGTAATCTTAATTTTTATTTATTTAGCAGTAGTTATTCACAATGGAAAGAGTTTATGGCGATAGCATCTAATTTCTATGTATATGAACACATCAGAAAAGATACTGGTGCGATTTTCTATGTTGGTAAAGGACATGGCGATAGAGCAAACCATCCATATAAAAGAAATGCGTATTGGAAAAATGTAGTAAATAAAGCAAATGGCTTTACTGTAAATTATGTTGCAAAAAATATTGATGAAGAATTATCTTTGCTTTGCGAAATGGAAAGAATTAATCAATTAAAAAAATTAGGATATAAATTAACCAATGCAACAAATGGTGGTGATGGGATTAGTGGGTATCGCCATACAAAGGAATCCAAAGAAAAAATAGGGCAGTATGTTGCTACAAGAATTGGTGCAAATAATCCTAATTATGGTAAAAAACAATCGGTTGAAACAATTGCTAAAAGAGTAGCAAAAATGACAGGTGAATTACATCCTTTTTACGGAAAATCACATACGGAAGAAACAAAGAAAAAAATATCTGAAAATCGTAAAGGTAAAAATGTAGGTGCAGAC